ATTGACAATGTTTATAAAAAGTCTTATAATTGGTTTAATCAAAACAAAGACTAACTAGTTATTAGAAAGATCGTCTGGCTTTATATTATCCCATTCGGGTTTCCATTCAAATCTTCGATGGTGTTTCTCTGTTTCTTCAACATCAAATTCTGCTTCATCTTCGTCTGAATCATTAGAATCAAATTCATCTAAGGAATTAAAAGATTCATTCAGTACTTCTTGTAATTCATCGTGGTCTAAGTGGTGACGAAGTTTAATAGCCAGAAGATATTTATTATAATGTTTCTTTAATTCGAACGGAGCTTCTGAGCGAGTTATAACTTTATCACCCATCAGCTGAGTAATTTCATCACTGTCAATTATTGACCAATCCATTAATGCATACCCGTCTCTACGTGTAATGAGTCTGGCTGGTGCTGTCGTGAATATCACATTATTTTTTTCATCGTAGTCGAACTCTTCTGCTACTATGTAACTACCATCTACAAGATGATAAGTGAATACTTCTGCTTTTGATATTTGGTGGAATAAATCGTTTGTCATAATGGTACTTCGTGTATTTCGTATTTGAATTTTTCTTTATTGTATATCTTTACTCTTTCCACTGCATGATTTAATGTGTAATTCTTTCTCTTTTTCCAAGAAAGATCATCCGCCAAATCGTATATCACTGTCCCTTGCCCATTGTCACTCTTTCTTAAACCACGTCCGATAGACTGCAGTACTCGAATTTGCGACTTGGTTGGGGAGGCAAAAATTATATTATGTAAGTTTCTTATATTTATACCAGTTGAGAAGGTACCTGCAGAAGCAATTATAATTGAGTTCTTTTCTTTTTCAGTAATAGAACGTATTCTTTCTCGTTCTTCTGCATCTACATTACCTGATACAAAAAATACTTTTCGTCCTTTAGCCTTATCTCTTATCTGTTTAAACAATGGCTCACCATGCTTTTTTACTAGATTATATATAACCAAACTATTACCTTTTAAATCTAATGCTAGATTCGTTATAAAATTATTTCTTTTTTCGTGTTCAGCAATATATGTGATTTCTTCTTGGTATGTCTTCTTTCCAAACTGCTTTCGTACTTCGTCGCTATATTTTAAAACGAGACACTGAATAGAAAGGTCTGCTAAAGTATTAGAATCGATTAGTTCTTTTGTCGTGATAACTTTATGAATAGGCCCAAAGTTTCCAATCAAAGTTAATTCATTTACTTGTCCACCATCAATAGTTCCTGTAGTACCTATTCTTAATTCAGCATTTACCAATCGATTCATAATCGTGGTTAATGACTTCGCTTTAAACGTATGTGCTTCATCTCCAATCACACAACCAAATTCAGCAAACCAATTTAATGGCATTTTAATTGCGGACTGCCATGTAGTAATTACAATCGGTTGATCAAAGTATTTCTCTTTACCCGAATAAATTCGATGTACTTCATCTTCGACATTAAAGTCATCGAGTTGTGAATAGTCTTTAAAGTCTTTATACATCTGTTCAACCAAAGATGTAGTAGGTACAATCACAATAGCTTTCTTATCAAGTTCTTCTGATAGAAAATAACGAAGTAACATATAAATGATTAGAGACTTACCCGAACCAGTAGGTGATAACAGTATAGCTCTTTGGCTTTCTGTAGCGTATTCAAACGCTTTTAACTGATAATCCCTAGGCTTAATTTCTTTATTACCGAGCGATAGTGCTAAACCATCTACGAACTCACTTGAAAAAGAAAAACGATTTGCAATGTCTGTAAGAGTATATTCATAACCTCTGTCATTACAGAATTGTATAGTTTCTTCAAGTAAGCCATAAGGTAAAGTTCTTGAACGTAAATCAAATAATCTTACCTTTCCATCCCAGAGTTTATTTTTAAACGCAGGCATCCATTTATATCCATCAGCATAAAAGGTAAAGTATTCTGATATTTCACGAAGAACACCAGAGTCTTCTGAAGACACGTATAGTAGCGCCTCGTTTTTCTTTTTAATTGATATCATACACCAGACGTGAACTTACGAAAATCTATAATGTTTTTGATGTGAGTATGTCTCCAACGAATCGCATTAATTATTTCTTCAAGAGCATCGATTAATGTCTTGGAGTATTGTATACGATCTTTCGCTTGAACAATATCTTTATCAGCATTATAGTAAAGTTCCATATCTGACTTAAGTGGTTTAATACCGTTAAATGGATCATAAGCCCAACCACGAGCATCCATATCTGCCTGTGTCATTTTACCAGTAAAGTATAGCCACTTTTCTTTTTTCAATTCATCTAGTCTGTTTTCATTTTTCTTAAGCTGCAACTTTGCAACAGAAAACACTTCTAAATATTTTGCGTGAAGTTTTGACGTATCTATTGTTGTTTTATCAAGTTCGTTTTCGTCAATGACCGAATCGGTCTTCCACATATCTAATACATTCTCAAGAGTTATCATTTAATTATTTATAAAAACTTATAGTAGTCATATCTGAAGCTTACATCTGCTTGAAAATATTCCACATCTTGTGATGTAGTATTGAATTCAAGTGACGCGATACTTGTTGGAAACATATTTGTTAATTGTATCTGTTTACTTTTTGATGCGTCAAAACTACTTGACATAATCAATAAAATACCATCGTGAACTTCTGGTGGTCTAACATCACGATTACGATATATCCAATCTAAAATTTCTTTATATACTATTAAGTCTTCGTCAACCGCAATACGAACAGTTAGTTCTTCGTGCGTTACATCACCAGGAACATACCCTTTGAATTGCTGAAAGTTTGTTTCAGCTACTCCAAGAGACACGTTTGGTAAACTTGCAGATGTACAAAAGTATTCTGTATTCGCAAACTTTTCTCTATTGATAACAAGCTTAAATCCTGTCGGTGAAAGAAAGTTGTGATTTGTTGTAAGATTGTTTTGTGATGGCATAATACTATTTATGGATAAAAAAGCAGCCCACCTTTCGAAAAAGATGAGCTGCGGTTTAGTTTTCTATTTAATTAAGTAGCTTTCGTCTACTAGCTTTCCATTTTTTAGCGTGGGTTCTTTTCCAAGATTTCTTGGCAGTTTCCATACCAATATCATATCCAGCTTTTTCTGATTCAAGCCACTTGTGTTTTAATACTTCGATACGCTCTAAAGCAGTATCAGCAAGTTTTTTGGCTCTTGCATAAGGGTTATTAGAATACAAAAGCATTGCCAATAATACACCAAACGCAAACCAAACGGCCATATATGCTATAATTTCTATAACCATAATGTTTTAATTTGAATGAACAATCGTTACGACTTGTAACAAATGTATTTATAAAATAATGTAACTTAACACAAAAAAAGAGGCTCCCTTTCGAGAGCCCCTTTAAATTTGTTTAATTTGCTTTAGACTTATGCGTCCTCTACATTGATGTTTTGTACTCGGAAGATTCTGAAGAATCTATTTGCACGAACAGGTCCAAGAGAACCGTCAGTAATAGTTGCACCCTCACCAGAAGCGAATGGGTTAGCAATCATACCGTAACGAGTCTTGAATCCAATCTTAGGTTGGAATGTTTGCTCATCAATTGCACGAACCATTGTGAGTGGTACGTATGGGCAATAGAATAGTCCAGCGTCATAAGGAGAAGTTCCTTTATAACCAACTGTAGCGTAATCTGTAACTGCATAAGGGTCAATGTATACTTTGATTCCACCAGTAAGAGTACCTGCGAAGGTATTTGCTGTGTCATCTACATTAAGACCATCATGTTGGTAATCGAGTTGTCCAGTTGCAGCAAGAGCAGAAGCTACGTTTGAAGAACAGATAACATAGTTACCTTTTCCACGACGTGTGCGTTTTGCGACTGTGTTACACTCAAGTTGAATCTGTGTAAGAAGCGACTTGAATTTTTCACCTGACCAACGGCCATCTGCATCAGTTGTTAGTGAGAATGAACCAGTTTGGGCAGTACCACGGTTAGCACTTGCACCTTGTGTGTCATCATTACGAGCACCAAGCTCAGCTGATGCATTGATTGAACGGATAACTTCACGATTGATTTCACCAAGGATTTCAGTTGACAAGATGTTAGCCAATTCTGATTCAGCGTCGAGGCCGTGAATAGCTTTAAGGTCTTGTGCAAGCTCCATGGTGTATTCGGCTTTCAGACCACGAGTAACTGCAGTAACAGTTGATTTCTCGATGGTGAAACCCATGTCGTTGAAGAAGTCTTGCTCACCA